CCGGATGGTTGAGAGTGCGTCCACATATACACGTTATCTCCGAAAATATGCACAGAATGCACAAGATGAGTCCAAAGACCAAGGCATATTCGCAAAGTCCTTCTCCCCTCTTCAGTGTCTCGACAAAGGAAGCGATCTAACCATGGAACAAAAATGTCCCAAAAGATAGACCACAGAATCTGAGCCACCAAAGAGCCATCGAAATTGCCAAAGTCTCCAGCAATCACGTGTCCACCCCTTTTCTTTAACCTCCTTGCAATACGCTCCCAATCTTCATGATATGGGTTAGTACCTACACAAATCTCATTATCAATGCGATTGTGCATTAAGAAGGCGGCAAAAGGGAGAAAATATCTACGGAAAGCCACAACAAAATGTTGAGGTCCCGCAGAAAACACGCGAGTTTTGCCTATATCAACCTTAGCAATCTCTCGTCTCTCATCCTTCAAGGTGTCAACAAAAATTACACCTTTGATTACTCCCCTTGAGCAATCATCCAGCAATTGTTCAACGTCTCTCCTCAATTGCTGCGCCTCGAATGATGAAAAATCATATTCTTCACCATTCCCCATCCACGTTGTCTTACCTGGACCGCTTCGCTTTTGTAAGCAGTAAGGAAAACCTGGGGATGTCGTTCGATTTATTGCCCGCATGTAGTCGTCATCCAATGTTCCCCGCACGGCCTCTTCGTATGTGAGTATTCTCTGATATTTTTTGATATCAATTAAACTATTATATTTAGTAAGAACTACACTACACACATCTGAGGCAGCACTCAAAACATCTTCTTTGGGCAATACAGCCGTAACTACACCACACTTCTTTAGACCTCTCATCAATGGATCAACTAGTTCACCATTAATGATTTTCGGTCGCAAAAGCGCTGGTTTTGTCACGGGATCACTCAACTTTCCGTGGATAGTTGAGGGAACAATTGCTGTTTTTACAGCTTGGCCAACTTTCATTTGGCATTTTCCTAAGGGCACAAATAAACCTTCAGGTATCTCAGGATCTTTCTTTGGATCGACACAATTCATAATTTCGTAGTAACAATGAGCACTCACATTCTTGGCACTCTGCTTTTCTAATTTTTTGAATCCATCCTCTAAAATCTCCTGAGTCAATGGGCACGCATAACCGTATTGTTCGTTCGTTCCAGCAATATGCATTCCTACAAGTTTCCTCTCCAAACGATGATTATAAATTCCAATAATGGAACCACAATCACCAACCTGGGTTGGAGCGTTGTATTCGTAACAATCGCGTTGAACAAACGACTTCTCCGGATAGTCGTAACCATCACCTTCGGGATAATGCACCCTTATTTGTTTGTCGAATGGGCGAATCTGTTGAAGCCATTGATACGTTCTTACCAACTCATCGTTGGAATCATAGAACGTAGAAAGGGCTCCACTAAACCTCCCAGTCAACTTACCTTGGTCTGAGGTCCTGACAAAATGCTTCGTTATGTCCCTGTGTAGAGGGCTCATAGTCGAATGCAAATTGACAAGAACACAGTCCCGTTCGTCTCCATTTTTTGCATATATTCTAAGACAATTTTCAGTTAAAACTATTTCGTTATTATTAATTCTAGTAAATATATGTGATAAGGGTATTTGTATTATATCTAATCTATCGGGTTGTGAGAAATATATTATTGAATCTAAATCTAAGTTACGTGCATTTAAAACATAAATAAAGTGATATGGCATAACATAGCACCAGCCTTTTACAAATGTACAATTACCAAAAGAAATTCGTTTATTATTTTTAAAATAAGATAATCTATATGTATTTTTCCTAATTAAATCTACCATTAAATTGTGTGCTGCAGCATCAGAACATCCTTGTATTTCAGCATGTTTTGATACGTCATTATGTAATTCGTTTATATATAAATCTTCTATATTCAATTCTTCAATATTCGATTCTACTTTTGCTAACTTATTTTTAGGTGTTTTACTATCTCCAGATGTACTTATTTCACTATTAACATTAAAAATATCTTCATTAAAAATACCTATAAAACTATTTTTTAATTCTAATTTTTGTTCTTCGTCATCTATATTCTTAACTAATTGGCGTGCTAATTGTTTCATTTCGTGATTTTTCTCGTTATTAATTTCTACAAAAATATCTTCCTTAAATATGTTAGTAAAGCTATTTCTTATTTCTAATTTTTCGTTTTCGTTCTTAATATTTTCATATATTTGCCGTGCTAACTGCTTCATTTCATGATCCTTCTCCATTCCAATTTCAACTCGTTTAATTTGTTGTTTGTTTGTTTTTACGTCACCAGAAGTGCCAACTTCTGCTTTAGGCTTGCCAATAAAACGAATTGCCTTGGATTTCTCTTCCTTCTTGTTAAAGAAGTATTTGAATGCGGAAAAGAGACCAAAAGCCGAAACAGCTATTCCAACAAAACTCAAAATAGTAAGATATGGGTGATTAACAATAATTTCCTTAACTTTAGCTTTTAATTTATTAATATACGAATCTACATCCTGTTTAACTACATCTATTCTATTAATATATTTATCCCACTTCGATGGTACAACATTAACGAGGTCCCATGCACAATATGCAGCATATAAATCTGCATCTTCTGCATATTCAGCCTGAATCTCTAAAAGAGACTTTCCGGCACACATCTTCTTTGCGATATCGTTAACGAAG